AATAAAATAGATGTCACTAGGAATAAACTCATAATACTTATCATCAACCTGTTGTGTTAATATTGATCCTACACTAGTTACGTTTCTATTATATGTTCCTTCAACAATTAAATGTATTCCAGAACGTTTTCCTACACAAAAACACAATAAATCTTTCTTGATACGAATATGATCATATGGAACTTGCGAGTCTACCATTTTTTCCACAAAATGACTATTGTCTAGAGTGAACCCTCCGTCAATTACTTGTGGAGGGATGTCGATAGGATATAACCTAAATAGTTTATTATTTTTTATAGTGTATACACCTTCGTCAGAATAAATCATATCTGAGCTGTTTTTTTTCATGTAATATGGGTCAAGACCACTCCATTTATGTACTATATCTGATGGATTAAAGTTGGTAACGTATATCTTAGGCATATTAATAAACTATTGTTCAAAAGCATCTAAACCGTTTATCCTATTATAAAATAGATGACGACAGCAAATATTGGTGTATTAATTGTTGAAAAGGTTGGAATATTAAAGCCATTATGTGTAAAGACTTATAACGAAACTGAATTATACAAAAGATGTGGTTTCAAATCTAATAATAACTTTCAAAAGAGAGGAGAATGGTCTATTACTAGAGACGATATATGTTACACTATTGCAGCATATGGGAAAAATGTAGGACGTTCAGGATTTGAAAATAACTATGTTTTCCCCAAACCTCTTGACAAATCATCTCTTTTTGGAAACTGTGTATTAGTATTGTATGTTCAGGAAGCTTTTAATCCAGAAACACCTGTTGTTAAATCACTCACCATTGATTTTTGGAATAGCTTATTAACTGACTTAACTACCCTCAACTCTAATACTATTTATGCTAATACAAACGTTTCGAATATCAGTCTAAATTTAAATGAAGAATTAGAACATGACAACTTACCTGACAATAATACATCAAGTGATAATGATAGTAATGTATCCGAACTGGTCGAAGAAGAATATTTAATCGAATAGTATGATTTCAAAATTGAATGCATATAAACATTGCATAATTTATACATATAACTACTACATATCAAGATGAAGATTGATAGTCCAACAGAGTTTCGTTCTAAGATGCGCAGCCGCTTTGATACTTATTTAAACAATAAAATAAGGAGCACAAATCTAGAAGTTGGTGTCTATAATTACGCACTTAAAGAGGCCATTACACGTAAAGTTGTACGTAAATGGGATAATGAACATTTTGTTCAACTTTATATTGACCGATTACGCACTATTTATACAAACCTACAAAATCCAGATATTATTGAGCAACTACAAAACGCATCCATTACCCCACAGTCATTTGCAACAATGACACATCACGAAATGCTTCCAGATAAATGGGAACCACTTATTCAAAAAAAGATTATCAGAGACAAGACAAAATATGACACTCAAATCGAGGCAGCAACTGATACATTTACTTGCAGGAAATGCAAATCAAATAAATGCACTTACTATCAGATGCAGACACGTTCTGCAGATGAACCTATGACAACATTTGTAAGTTGTATCGATTGCGGTTCGCGATGGAAGTGTTAAAAATCTATTCTTACTGTTATATTAGAAAGGTTCCAGAGGTATTAGGAAGAAGTATGGTTAAGACAACCCGACGCACAATTTACTCAGACACAGCAGCGAACCGTAGAACTCACCACGTTGATAAGGTAGTTGAAAAAGTTGATAATGTATTACAAACAAATATGCTTCCATCTGATAATGCTTTTTCTATTGACAATGTCAATACACTTAATTATGCATATTTAAAATGTATGAATAAGTTGAACTTTACAGTAAACCTTATAAATGAAAAGGAAACTGAAATTATTGGGGTAAGCCAATATGCCTCAGTATTAAGACCTATTTTTGAAAAGAAATACACTGATAACGCTATAAGCATCGATGGGTATATCGATATAGCACGTATTGAACCAGTAAACCCGGCTTTAAATAAACTGTTCATGACATATTTTCATGAACCTGATGTGAGCAGAGACAACAAAACTCAGTGGGATGATAAACTATTAAATGATCAACGCTATAAAGCTGGTGCTGATTTATACGATGAAACTACAACATTAAGGAAACACCATCCTAACCAATCCAAGTTTTATGTAATTAATTGGTATAAATGGAAAGACAGTGTTAAGGTTTCTTTTAGTATTTGTATTCCAGATATTTTAAATCCTACAGGTCCATGGATACGCATTTTATCCGGTGTTAATATTACTCCATATTTTCCTCCCATTACCTCTATCGAGTTGATCCCACAATCGTATCAATTATATCTAGGGAAATTACAAGACATTTTTAATAATTACGTAAATGTTGATTATGACGCTTCCTTAGGTACCATTTATCAGTTTGGTTCAAACCAGGACTTTAGTAAACTCAAAGTAGTTTCTTCTCAAGACTATCCGGCGTGGGATGGTGGGTTAATTGTCGATTCGTACATTCCTGGGTCCAATATTAATATGCCTAATATTGTGTATCAAATTAATATTCAGCTTAATCGTCAATATACAGGTATGTCAGCTGGCGAAATTGTAATAGTCCAATACGATATTGGTCATGTTTATTATAACGGAGTTGTTAAAATGCTACAAGTTGACGGTTATGATGGTCTATGTTATCAAATTCAACCTATAAACATTAATGAGACATTCCCTACTTCTATTAGAATGGTAGGAGATGTCAATATTCAAGGTAATTTGAATGTTTTAAATTATAATGATGAAAGTGTTATTAGTAGTGACAATACTAGAAAAGTAGTCTCAATTCATGACAAGGTTGGTATCAACCAACAACCGCATGAAGTGGATGGTTTATTAGATATTGACAACTTGACCCAACAGGGAGTGTTGGATTTGTTTGATTCCTTTGTTCCTTATGTTGTTAATAGTAGTGATGTTATTAAAACAATTAGTGCAGCAAGCGCATCTTTACCACCAGGAACTCCTATTGAACAGGCTGGTGGTGCTATTAAGCAGTTGTTTTCTCAAGGATTCCCCTTATTTGATTATAAAGATCAATGCACTATATTTGCTGTACCTATTAAATCTATTATATCTAGGTCAGAGGTTCTCATAATTCATACTGATGATACTGTCGTGGGTGATGGTGATGATGGGTTGACGGCTAGTGGTCGCGCAGCATCTATTATTACTAGTGAGAGTTCTCTTAGTCGATTACAACAAGTTATAAAAGAAATTAATCAAATGGTTCCTGAGATCATGAAAGCCAACGATCCTTCTTTTGTATTTTCTTTTGTGGAGTTGCTTACTTCTCTGGATACACAATCGTATATGACGTCATCAAGCGTAATCATATTTAATGGTTTAGCTGTATTTGCAATGACGTATTTAGATGTCACTAGTACTATGAATGATAATTCCACTGGAAAACCATTCATAAAGATTATGGATTATGTTAGTCGTGAAACACGATTCGTTAACTATGTTAGTCTATTATTCAAAGATACTGATTTGATTGATGCTGATGGTAATTATAGCGTAGATGGTAATGGTAATACAAATCTTCAAAACACTATCAGAAATAATCCATATTTTTCAAATAGATTTGACTTACTTCCAGAAAGTTATTTATTTTCTTTTAACGAAGATGAAAATAGCAGATATATAATCATGGAAGGAGCACCTCAATGGAACAAAAAAATGCCGTATGATGTTTGGTCTGGTGATAATAATGTACAGATAGTTATTGATCTTATATTAGAACAAAGAAAAGTTCTTTACAATGATCGAAAAAACTCTGTTTTTTCGGTTAATTATAGATGGCGTGGTGGTAGAAAAATATCGTTTATAAATACTATAAATATTGGAAATACTACTGTTTGGCTTGGTTCAGGGTTTGATTTGAACTCAATGTTGGACGAAAGTTTGCTGGTTAGAGGTGATAATACTCTCACTGGTAATTTTTATGTTAATGACGCTAATAATAATAATATATTTAAGGTTGATAATGTCAATAAGACCATTACAAATACGTATAAAGTGGGTATTGGTGTAGAGAAGCCTAGATCGGTATTAGATGTTAAAGATACTACTGTAAGTGATATTTTATCGGAGTTAGACTATGGAAATCAGCAATATAATATACTTAATAAAATAGCCAAAAACTTGCGAACGGTGGCAGCAGCCACGCCTTTAAATAATTCAAATGTTAGAACGGTTATAGATAATGTATATCAACAATTATCTATTGAACAAACTATTGAGAATTACGCTCGTTTCTATGAAGTAAATATGGAAACTATGTTAGTCGATGATATGAAAGTTATGAGACAATGGTTATATCCCGGATGGGAAGGTAAGAAGCTTGGAGAATTAGATGATGATCCTCATCAGTTTGGTCTTAAGGTAGCGAAACAGACTTTGTCAGGGATATTACAGAAAGAGACGATATATGATACCGGTCTAAGTCTTTCTATTCAACGCTATGTATTTGGGTGGAGATTTGTTCGAACATTAATGCTGGGAATTAATGGAAAGATGTATTTCCTACTATTATCAACAAACATTCAAAGTTATGGATTACGTCCTGATTCTAACGCAAACATTACTAAAAGTTTGACTATTGCTCTTCTCGGTAATATCATGACTAATCGTATGTATTGTCTAATGAATAGCATAACACCTGTCAACAATATAGAAGGTTTTAATGAATTGGTGAGATTAGAACATGAAAATAATGATATAACACTATCCACTTTTATTTTAACAGTTGATACAAGTAATATCAGTGCAATAACTAAGCAGGAAATTGCTTTAGATACTGACACTCTAACATTGAATACTGGCAATATTGTCAGTATGGATAATTTTAACGAGTATAATGAACTCGTAAAGTACAAAAACTTCTGGGTTAAGCTTAATAATAAGAATTATTATGACAATATGTCCATTCATGATTTCAATGTTATTACTTATGAAGACTCATATTCTGATTTTATAACTGGGATTAAATGTATTGGGATTTCTGGTAGCACGATTACGTTTTTATGTAATGAAGTACGTATTCAAGACATTATAATACCATCTTTGTCAGTTCAAGGTGATGCAAAAATAACTGGTGATCTAATGATAACTTCTAGTAAGTATGGTGATGATACAAATTACGTTTCGATTGATCCGGACAACAACTTTATGGGAATTGGGACAGATGAACGTTTTATCAATTATCAGGATAGGACTTATACTACTACAGATAGTGTTTTTGCTGGTAGACATAATGTCTATGTTAATCATGATAAGTATCCTGTTATGGTAATTGAACGAATTCGTGAGTTACCTCAAGATCAATTAAATAATAATTTCACATCATTTAGATCGTATAGTACGCTTACCGCAAAACGCAAAAGTAAATTATATGATTTTGACGAAATATACCAAAATATTAATCAATATGAGGTCGACTTTAAAAATGGCAGCCCAAATGATAAGGTTAGCCATATGAAATATGGTCCAGATATATCGTTTGAAGTATGTGATAAAACAGACAGGACTGTCGAATTGGGACAACTTGGAATGAATATTGATAGCATGGGTCAAGATGGATATTTACGCGGTGGATTTGGTGTTCATGTTTTTGATCCAGAAATAAGTAATTCTACCATAACTACTAAGCGAAGTATTATGTATGTGGACAATGATAGTCAATTATTTGTACAAAAAATTAATTTGAACGGGGGAGTATTGACAACGGATGATGGAACTAATTTATTTTGGAACGGTGAAAAGTTGAATAAATAATAAAATAATATAGTATAGATGGTGTGCAAAATAAGCTGCTCTATTTCTCTTGTCTTTCTGATAGGAATGGTTTACATGACTACCATCATGTCAGACACTGAAGCGATGCGCAAATACAAACAACAAATCCCTGACAATCTTAAGGCATTATACAAAGACATTGTCGAAGAGCGTAGATGTATCTATTATACTGGCTATGGAATAGGGATCCTTGTGGCAATGCTATTCATTCTCTTCAATAATATGGTTCTGGACAAAACTTTTTCTACCACATCGATGGTATGCATAACAACCTCGACTGCGTTTGTTGTTAATTATTTCTACTATGTTCTTACGCCGAAGACAAACTACATGTTAGATCATCTTGAAACACCTCAACAAACACGTGCGTGGTTAAAGATGTATAAAATGATGCAATTCCAGTATCATATGGGACTAGTCGTTGGAATCATTGCAGTTGCTATTTTGTCTTATGCATGGTGCAAATAATAAAAATATTATATTGATGATATATTCTTATACGTAATACAATATATCAACTAATCTACTTTTTGTGTAATATCATTTTTTGAATAATCTTTCCAGTGTGTTTATTTTTGGCAAGCATAGTACTTCCTTCAAATGAGTGTATGTAGTCGTTCTCAAATGTAATGGGCGTTTCTTTTGCAGACTTCTTCATAGCATCAGCACACATTTGACAACACGTCCAAAGTTCGTATTCTTTTCCCTTGTAACTAATCACATTCATCTCGTTCGTTGCGCGGTAGTGTCCATGCTCATCTAACGGCATATGTGGGCAACAGGAAGTCCAACCGCGGCTAGATTTGGGCGCCTTTTCGGAACATTTTTGACCTCGGGTATTTTTAGAAATAGTTGGCTCTGCAACACGCTTTCTTGTTTTCTTGCTCGAATTACCGCCTTTCTGCTTCTTTGTCTTGGAATAACATTTCTCGAATGCATAATGGGCAAACTCGTCTGCAAGCTGCTTCTTATATCTTTTATGGTTCTCTCTTTTTAATTTATACATAATGGAATGAAGTTTATCGTGAGGAATGAGTTCGCCGCGTATCATTTTTGGATACATATCTCCAGCCTGAACCTGTTTCAGACTTAGTTTGCCATTTGCAATCATCATACCTAAATATAACGTCGCGTAATTTGCACCGATCCCACCACAACGCGCTGTTAATAACTTTTTTAGACCATCGTACGCAATGGAACCACTAACCTTCAGAACATCACAAAACTTGTCGTCGGGAACGTAAAACTTTACACTACTATAGAAATAATCATGATGCGGACGAGGCACACAATGTTTCACATCTTCATCACGAAGAAGATGCTCACTAAAAAGACCCTTGGTCTTCCATAAAGCAAATCCATGCTTTTCTCGACTGATTGCAGTTGGCTGCCCAAACTGCTCTATACATGATGGAAAATATGACACAGGTCTTTTATGCGTCCACTTGAGAGATGCTGCAGACATTATATACTATAAAGGTAGAAATTAATTTAGAGAGTTTGTAGTAGGTTATACTGTGAGGGGGCGTTACTCCCACATGCGCAGATGCCCGAGTGGTCTAAGGGGGTGGACTTAAGACCCACTGTTAGAAAACGCGTGGGTTCAAACCCCACTCTGCGCACAGGTTTAGATATTTTCCTAAAAAATATTCTGGCACCGAATGGTTATTTGCTCTTATAGTGTAGTGGTTATCACTGTGGACTTTGAATCCACCGACCCCGGTTCGAATCCGGGTAAGAGCTTTATACCCGATTAGCTCAGTCGGTAGAGCGCATGCCTTTTACATCATTTTACGTGTGATAAAAAAAGCCTGTGGTCAAGGGTTCAAGTCCCTTATCGGGTGGGGGCGGAGACAATCCCTTGGTTAAATCCTGAAGTCTCAATGGAACGATAGGTGCCATTATAGACCGTCACATGAGGCAATGGAGGAACATATTCCATTAGTGGTTTTCTATTAATGGTACCGATTATTTAACAAAATAAACCACTGAGCGTTTGACAAGTTTAGAGTTAGATGACGGATTCGGTGTTCCACGGTGATGGGCGAGGTTGTAGGGGCTCATTGCAAGTTAATAAAAAGGAAAGAGAGGCGCCTTTAAAGACCGTCGAACGAGGAAATGGAGGGACATAACATGTAAATAAATAACCATAAACACTATACTAAGCGACTTAAGTTGCACAGGGTGTCCCACAGTAACAAGCGATGGATGGGGGCTTGTTACACTGCTCTCGTAGCTCAGTTGGAAGAGCACACGACTGTTAATTTATGAGCATGTCTCGTAAGCAAAGATCGTGCGGTCGGGCGATCGAGACGCCCCGAGGGCGTATATAAACATAATAAGTATTACTTGTTATTATGTTTATTCAATACTTTCATATTTCCAAATATATCCTTTACAACTTTTACTTTTTCCAAGACAACACTGAGATATACCGCTTTTTGAACCATTAATATATTCACCTGCTTCTTTACAACTATAAAATTCGTTTAACCTATTCCCATGAATATCTAGTTGTATAATTTTCCGATTTCTTTTCATTCGTAACGTCTCAATTCCTTTCTTACACGATTCTTTATTTTTTGGTTTTCCCTTTAAGGATTCGCTTATCTTTTTTTTAGTTATTTCATTATGTGGTTTTCCTAATTGATGCTTAGAATGAATAGTAGTCCCATTTCTATATGTAGTTTTTAAAGAATCCGAAATCTTCTTCTTAGTTTCTTCATGATGTCGTCCAGAATTACCTCCAAGTCTTAGGTTATATCCATTTGGTACTAAACAATCATATTTTTTGATATAGTCTATTTCTATGTCATCTAAGCTGCTGTCAAAGGTTATACACACTATTTTGAAATCAAAATTATCAATACCGTGTTTTTTTAGTGCCGATTTTAGATATCGACAATTGCTTCTTTTTTTTACATGGTCTGACCATCTTGATTCATAATCCTGAATGGTTTGTCCAATATATGTCTTCTTGTCAATCTTATTTACGATTTTATAAATGTATCCCATTGTATGTATTATGAATACAGTATATTTTTATATATGTATCACACCAAAAACAATATTTATTAATCATTTTTTTCAAAAAACAACGTTTGCCAAATATCATTTTCGTAATTTGATTGTTCTATTTTTATTGCGGTTTCAGGTCGTATATTTTGTAGTATTTGTATGTTTTCACTTTTTGTCTTATATTTTTTTATAGTATAATTAAATTCCTTAAAAACACTAAGAAGACATTTTAATATTGGCATACCTCCAGCTATAACAATTTTGATCAAGTTTGTTTTATTTCGCATTTCATTTTTTAGTATTGTTTGTTCTACAAGTGCATTACATAACTTACGACCACGATATTTGTCATCTATGTAAACTGAAACTAATAGCAAAAAATCAATATTATCTTCCTTTTCATGCGCGACTAGCGTACTTCCTATGATTTCATTTTCATGCCGTAAAAAAATACCCCAATAATTATTCCTTTTTTTTATTACCTCATAATCATGTAAAATGTGTGGATTGATGTTGATTATATCTCGTTTTAGACCATTATCCAATGTTCTGTTGCTTACATAATAAAAATCAATATCCATCATATAGTATATATATTGATATATATATTATATTTGTTGTGAGTATTTCCAGCACGTTATGCGCTACGTGTTGCGCGTCGTTTGTTGTCTCTCTTAGCCTTTCTCTTTTTATGTGTGCGTTTTTTGGTCTTCTTGCGTTTTTTATGCGAGCGTGATTTTTTGCCTCCCTTTTTCGGTGTCGGTAGAGTTTTTCCCCATCCATCGCCATGATTTTTCAGATCTGTTAGTACTTCATCCATATCTGGCTGGGGTGGAAGTTTAATGCTTTGTGTCTGTGGATTTATTTTTTGTTTAATTTGCCCAATAGGTTGTTTAAAATCTTCCATAAATTCGTCTTGTAAATCTTGTTGACTTATTGTTTTAGACATGTCTTATGATATATCACAACAAAAAAAACAATATTTTGTTGTGATTAATTATTTACAATACTTCTAAATCGCGCACGCGCCAATATTCGCAGCCTCCTCCATGAATGGGTCGTTCAATGATGAGTGGTAGCCGTTTTTGAGCTAATTCCATCTGTGCGATGATATATCCGTCAAGAATATGGTCTGGAACAACAACATATGGTTTTGAGCCGCTGTTAATTTGTTTAGCACGCTGGCCAAGCACTCTTGTTCTTTCGTATTTTGTTAAGAATGGAGTGGTTTTGTGAAGAGGGTCAATAACATTGTTACTTTCGTTTCTTGTCACTTGACATAATAAAGATATTTCGGAATCGTTTTTGGTGAACTGTGTAGGATGATGGCTGAGAAGGAGATTTTCATTTATATCAGATTCAAACTTTTGTAGATACGTTTCAGGATCCTCGTCATCATCGTCGTCATACTCGTCATCTCCAGTTACATTTCCACTCATATTTGCTATATCAATATCATCGTCGCTCTCATCTTCCTCAGCATTAGATGCAAAGAACTGAGGGGGAACTACGGTATTCGTAGATTGTAGAACGCTACTTTTTCCAGCTTTAGAACTGCTTCTACTTGTAGTTGCATTTACACGTTCTATGGCAGGAGTTAATCCGTCATCACTATTTATTTCAATATCGTCATCGTCACCGATGTCATCGTCGTCGTCATCGTCATCGTCATCATCATTTATCTCGTCGTCGTCCTCTTCTAATGTGATTGACATGTTGCCGTCTTCTTCTTCATCAATGTCACCATTATCATCTATATCGATAGGGGCATCGTCATTAGTTCCGAGTATTTTAACCTTCTCGGTGGTTGCGTTTCTAGATGAATTGCTATTCGACATGTATACTATATAGTATTAGAGCAGAAAATACCTAAATAAAAGTAACAAGTATTTGTTTCAATTCTGATATGAAACCACATATAGTTATCATATTATACATCATTTGCTTTCCATACATAATCGCATGTAGAACATAAATACATATATTTAATGTTTATGTCGTCATAGCGTATGTAAATAACTTCACGAGGCGTTTCTTTCAGGTTGGTGTCACATTCTGTATTAGGGCATGGAATACGATTAACGCGTGGTAATGTAGGATCAAGTTTAGTGTATTTATTTACAATGCGTGATATATTTATATCTGTATCCGACAGCTGAACACTGGATATTACAGATGATTTCTCTGAAATACCATCAGTATTCTGTTCTCCACAGTTGCGACAATAATACATTAGTTTGTCACAGTCAGTCGGATCTATAGAGAGGTAGAACATATTGTTACAAGAATTGCAGAACTTCATGGTTGTATACTATACGATGTGATAATTGGTACAAAGCCTAAACCTAATTAGGTTCTTTCAATTTCGCTTGTGGTTGGTAGTATTACTTCATTATTTACAGCATTAAACTGGAAAACAAGTTGTGGATAGTCTAGATCAAATATCATAGAATACATACGTGTGGTAATTGTTTGATTGGATTTTGTATTTGTTAATTCATCAATTCGTTTTTTAATTCGTTCTTTATTTTCGATAAATTTCTCTAAAATAACGTTTCGAAACAGGTCAAACATAGGAAGATATAAGGATGGATGTTTCGCAACGATATTCAATGTCGCAATTTCAATGTTCTTGTATTCAATAATATCATTGTATTTATCTATATCTGGATGACCCATACTAATTCCTGGTTCATTAAGCAACGGATTATTAGTGAATAACGTACACATAGTAAGCAATATAGATGATATTGTTTGACACGATGTCCATTGTTCGCCACGCCAAGTATTTAACATGGACAAACATACCTTCCCAGAAACATACATATTGGGATGAAATCGAACTCTGTCTTGATTTGTTCTAAACGTAACTTTTGGTGGACGATATGGATAATCAGCAGGATAATCTATATCAAAAAAATAGTACCCATCAGCATATACTGTATCTTCTGGACCAATGATAAGAGCATATCCACGCATCATATTTTCATCATCATGTTTATAATATATCCCATTCGAATCCAACGGGTTTTTAATAATTCCTCTTATGTCTTTTACAAGACGTTTTATAGTTTCTTTTGGAATTATATTTGTCGATGATGTAGTTTCTTTTGGTTCATTTGACATTATATACATTTATCATCATATTGCATCTATATTGTTTGGTTATAAACTACTCGGTAAACTCTTAGACCGAAATTGAAACCTTGGTTTAGGATAATCTTGGTTCACTTATAATCCACAGTACTAGTACTGAAATGTCTTCAGAAGGTCTTCGGCATACCAACCGAACCCAAGTATTAACAGAGGCACGTATTGTTGGCAGTGATGTGAAACCAACTCATACTCGGATGCCGAATAAAGATGGCAACAAACCAAAAGATAAGGGAGGAAAATATTTAATAAAGCAAGAGATTGAATCTGAGTTCTATCATCATTACTTCAATGAAGTAGTGCAAAATGGAGACCATGAATATCTCACTGAGAAGCAATTAGGGGAGGGTGGTCCCATAGTTGTTGATCTCGACTTGCGGTTTGATCCTGAGATAAAAGAACGACAACACGATGAAGAACAAATACAAGACATTATCTCTATATACCTAGATGTTCTAAAGACGATGTTTACATTTGTATCGACTATTCCATTTATGGTGTATGTATTTGAAAAGCCAGAGGTTAATATGACAGATGATGAAGTAACTAAAGACGGAATACACCTGATATTCGGTTTACAGATGTGTAGTTCTCTTCAGTTAATTCTTAGAGAAAAGGTCATACAAATGATCAAAGATAACCCAGAAACATTTGAGTCACTATATGATATTCCATTGACATGTTCGTGGGAAAAAGTTCTTGATGAAGGAATCTCTAAAGGAACAACAAACTGGACACTCTATGGGTCAAGAAAACCTAACCATGATGCATATCAAATCACTGCAGCATATCAAGTAACATTAGATGATGTAGATGGAGAGTTTTGTACTGTAGCAGAAGATATTGAAGTTTATCATCGAGATATAGAAGAGTTCAAAAAGTTGTCTGTTCGTTATCGCGACCATCCCAAGTTTAAACTTACACCTGAAGCGGAAAAACTTTTAGAAAAATCAAAGCAGCGCAACAATAAGGGGGGGCGTGGACTACATAAGTCAACAAGCTCTAGTCGCCTTAAGGTTGTGTCACGCTCTCAAATATCTCCTAATTCTTCTGGTGACCCAGCTACACTAGTACCTGTTGATCGTATTTCAACAATGGAACAATTAGAGGATTGGAAAGTATACATCGAACGTACATTAGACGAAAGTTCCAAGTACTCTACAGCCCGAGATACGCACAGATTTGCACTCATATTACCTGAAATGTTCTATGAAGCAGGCAGTTATACAATGTGGATGGAGTTGGCATTTGCACTCAAAAATACAGACTCTGAACTACTCTTTATTACATGGGCATTAGTGAGTGCAAAACAAACTGGCTTTGATTACGGTTCTATTCCCGATTTATATAATCGATGGGATAAGATTGATAAGAGAGAAGGTGGTAAAACAGATAGAAGCGTGCGATACTGGGCAAAAGAATACAATAAAATTGGTTATGATGAAGTCAATGCTAAATCACTAGATTATTACGTTGTCAATGCACTAGAGAATGACGGGGATCATGAAATCTGTAAGGTGTTGAGATGCATTTGTAGTGAACAGTTTGTATGCTCAGGTCTCAGCGCAGGTTCGCAAATATGGTATGAGTTTAAAGATCACAGATGGGAACCTGATATGGGTATGCGTCTACGTGCAGATGGAATATCAAATCAACTATATGAAGTATTCTATGCTAAACAAGCTCAACTAGTCTTACATGCATCTGATAAAACACCATTACCAGATAACCATAAACAAACTCCTGATGATTATGAAAGAAACTGTAGATACACCAAAGCAGGTAATAATATCATGGCTAGGTGTCACAGTAATTCACAGAAAACACATCTCGCCAAAGAGGCAGCAGAGTTATTCTTTAGCAAGGACTTTAACAATAATCTAGACCAAAATAAATGGACACTCTGTTTTATTAATGGTGTGGTCAACCTGCAAACAGGAGAGTTCCGCGATGGACGACCGTTGGATTATATATCAAAATCAACCAATGTCCCGTATATTCCCGAGAATGAAATGAATACTCCTGAAAACCAGTTACTAGAGAAAGAGGTGTTCACATTCATGACTGAATTATTCCCCGACCCGGAACTGTGTGAATATATGTGGGAACATTTGGCCTCTACTCTAGTCGGTGCTAATCTAAGTCAAACCTTCAATATTTATAAAGGTGACGGTAGCAATGGTAAATCAGTACTTGCTATTCTTATGTCTAAAGCCCTAGGAGAATACTGTACACCATCTGCACCGCTCAGTATTATCACATCGAAACGTGCATCCCTCGGTGGAACATCTTCTGAACTGTATGCACTCAAAAGTATTCGTTATGCTATATTCAGTGAACCTAGTAAAGGAATGGTTCTCAATGAAGGCGCTATGAAAGAGATGACAGGAGATGCAAAGATTTCAGCACGAGAACTTTACCAAACTGCTACAGTGTTCAATCAGATGTTCTCGTTGGCAGTGTGCACCAACTCTCTATTTGAAATCAAATCCAATGATGAAGGTACTTGGCGTCGGTTGCGCATCGTCGACTTCAAGTCGTGCTTCAAAGACCCAGCCGTATATGATGCACTCTCGGAAAAGGACCGCAATAACAAGTACATATTTAAGAAAGTCCCAGACCTTGAAAACAAACTAGACGCGTGGGCACCCATATTTATCAGTCTTCTTGTGCGTCGCTGTATTAAGAATAAAGGCATCGCAAAAGACTGTGAAATGGTCTTGAGGGAGACTAACAAATACAGATTGAGACAGGATCTTATTGGCCAGTTCGTGGCAGAGAGGGTGAGGGTATGTGAAGGACGCAACATCACACGTCAAGCATTGTCACAGACATGGAAAATGTGGCTTGAGGAAACACAGTCAAGTAATCCGCCAAGAATGTCTGAACTATGTGAGTATCTAACCAATAAATATGATAAACATGGAAGCTCTGGATGGTCAGGAGTGGAGATTATATATGAACCACCTCCAGACAACGACGCCTTCTAATTAAGAATAAAAACATAATGATGTATATATTTTTATTCAAATCAATATTATTACTATTGTATTTTTTATACCGTAGTGTTCTTTTTAGAACTGCTCTTCGCCTTAGCGAACTTGGCTGCAATATTCTCAGGGTGAAGTGTTTCACAGATCATGTTGTTGACAAGCATCTTACCGTGCTTCTCCAAGAGAACGTTGTAGAGGGTCTCACCGTTATAAGAAACCTTCTTCACGTTTTTGCACATGTCTGCAAGGTCTCTCGCCTTGATCATCTCGCCTCTGTATAACACCTTGTGTTCTTTGCTACAAAGCGTTTGTTGAGAAGGAACGTTCTTACCGATACTGTCTTTCTCGAAACAAACGATTTGTTTCTGTAGAGGACGGGTCTCAGTGATTGCGATTATACGCTTACCACGAAGGGTGTGAACACCGGGAACCAGTTTATCGATGACCGTTACTCCTTGATCCGTTTGGATGGGGGTGTCTGCGGGGAAACATGTGGGCGTAGGCAGCTCAGTAACCACCTTCACCCATCTATTTGCGGATACTGTTAATCCGTGGCTGTCTGTAACAGTATATATGATTACATATTCTCCTACAATATTTCTATATACGGAATCTCCACCAACCCGAATACTATTTGTTAAATTATTGTCTTCAGCATCCAATACTGTAGCCCCCATATCATTGTAGGGTTCAGTATCATGTTTCAATATATAATCTATTATATTACCTTCAATTGTTATTACCGGAGGCGAATTTCTTATCCAAGTAAATTCTGATGAGGCAATGTTGGCATTACCTACACTATCGGTGTAAGAAGCTTCAGGTATGCTTATGATACATGTGCCGTAATCAACAGGAGTCAAAGTGGCTGTATAAATAGTGCCATTTCTTGTAAAATCAGTAAGATTACCATTCGTAACAGTAATATCACTTACCACAAGGTTGTTAGTCGATTTGGTTGAAGTAAATATTAGATCAATTGTAGAATCGAGTGTAATCGAGCCACTCCCTGCTATAGTAGAGGAAGTAATGGTTATCTCTGGTTGGACAGTATCAATGACAAAATCAGGAATCGTAAGAGTAGTTGCGTTCCCTGCTGCATCTGTTACCGTCACTGTTTTTCCTGTACGCGTAGCATCACCTAATGTATTAAATGTAATTATATTATTACCTACAATAGCCGAAGTAGAAGTACTAAACCCTAATGTCGATGTAATTGTGCCTACCTTATCTGAACTAAATACAAAAGTGGGTTCAGTAGTATTTGAGGGGGTCGCAATAACAGTCACTACCGATAATGTAGGTAGTGCTGTATCAATTGTAAAATTATCGGTTGATGCGGATGGTCCAGCATTTCCTGCTACATCTGTATACTCAACGCTCAAAGTTAATACATTGGTTGTATCGGTTATATCAACCGATGGTGTATATGTGCCTGTCCATGTAACTCCTCCATCAGCCGATGACATTATAGATAATGTTCCATTTACTACAGCAATATCATCTGCACTTGCAAATCCAACGACATCATCGGAAAAAGTAAGAGTTACTAAAGAAGTTTCTCCAGCTTTCAACGCAGTGTCGGCAAGCACAAAGGATACAACTGTGGGCGCTGTTGTATCAATGACAAAATCAGGAATCGTAAGTGTAGTTGCGTTCCCTGCTACATCTGTTACCGTCACTGTTTTTCCTGTATACGTAGCCTCACCTAATGTATCAAATATAATTGTATTATCACCTACAATTGCCGAACTGGACCCACTAAACTCTAACGTGGAGATAATTTCACCTGCCTTATCTGAACTAAATACAAAAGTGGGTTCAGTAGTATTTGAGGGGGTCGCAATAGCAGTCACCACTGATAACGTAGGCAATACTGTGTCACGTGTCCATACGAATTCTGCTGCTGCATTATTGTTGACACCTGTATCTCTACTCGTTAAAACATCTGCTGCTATGTTTATGGTATATTGTGCATCTACAGTAGTAGTAAATGTTGCTGTATATGTCATATTACTTCCTCCAAAATTAGTAAGACTACCATTATTAACAGTAATATCATCTACCGTAAAATTAGTTGTTACCAGACTTGTTACGAATGTTAACGATAGTATCGTATCATTTGTTGTAGTTCCAGCCGTAACCTCTGTTGCTGTAATGGTAATTTCAACTGGAGTAGGGTCATATGTCCAATTAAATTGCGTAGCGACATTGTTAAGATTCGTCGCCACATCCATGAATTTGTTTTCTAAAACCTTAACGGTACATGCACCTAAAGCCGTTGGAGTAAATGTGACTTTATACACAGTACTACTTTCTGCAACAAAATTGCTAAGTGTTCCATTAGTAATATCTATATCACCTTCCACAAAATCACTTGTCGTTTCAGATGAGGTGAACGTTAAGGATAGAGGCGCATACCATGTAGTCCCACTTGTAACTTCTGTTTCTGTAATATCTGTTGCTGTAATAGTCATAATAGGAGGAATAGTATCAAACGTCCAATTAAAATGCGCTGCGACATTGTTATGGTTCGTTGCCGCATCCGTATAAGTATTTTCTGCAACACTAATTGTACATAGACCTTGGTCGGTTGGTGTGAAAGTAGCTGTATAGATCATTTCACTTCCTGCAAAGTTGGTCATTGTTCCATTCGTAACAGTAATATCACCTTCCACAAAATCACTTGTCGTTTCAGATGAGGTGAACGTTAAGGATAGAGCCGCATCGTTGGTTCTACTTTCAGTCGTAGTTTCAGATGCTGTAATGGTCATAATAGGATGAATAGTATCAAACGTCCAATTAAATTGCGCCGCGACATTGTTAAGATTCCTTGCTGCATCCGTATAAGCGCCTTCTGCAACATCAATTGTACATGCACCTTGGTCGGTTGGTGTGAAAGTAGCTGTATAGGTCAGACCACTTCCTGCAAAGTCGCTAATCGATCCATTCGTAACAGTAATATCACCTTCCACAAAATTAGTTGTTACTTCAGATGAGGTGAACGTTAGTGATAAAGATGTATCCTTGGTTATAGTTCCGTCGGTAACTCCGGTTGCTATAATGGTCATGGTAGGCGATACGTTATCAAAAAAATCTGAACCAGGAGTGTTGGCATAACCGTTAGTCGCACTGTAGGTGTTAGAAAAGGTGTTCGCACCAAGGAACATATCGGTAAAATTCGTCACCTTATTGACGTTCCAACCCCTGATGTTTTTGTCGAAACTACTAGCATCACGGAACATGTTTGTCATAATCGTCACCTGTGAAGTGTTCCAACTTGTATAGGTAGTATCGTTTGCGGTTACGGTTTTTGCTCCGATGTCTTGATTGAATGAACTATTCTTCCTGAACATGTTGCCCATATTCGTCACTTTTGAAGTGTTCCAATCGCCAATGTACTTGTTGAACTTATGATCATGATACTCTAGGGAGCCCATGAACATGTTCGCCATAGTGGTCACCTCTCCAGTGTCCCAATTCCCGATCTCTTGATTAAAATCCCACGCACCATAAAACATGCTTTCCATATCTGTGACGGCTGCGGTCTTCCAAGCAGTATAGGTAATATTATTTACAGTAACTTCTTTTGTATTTATTTCTCTGTTGAAAGACCATGCGTCCAAGAACATATTCTTCATACTAGTCACCTTTGTAGTGTTCCAATTCTCGAGTTCTTGGTTGAATAAACTAGCATGACGGAACATGTGAGACATATTAGTGACATTTTCGGTATTCCAAGCAGTATAGGTAACATTATTTACAGTAGTTTCTTTTGTGGCGAGGCTTCGGTTGAATCCAGTCATTGGATAGTTTGCTGCGTCCATGAACATTGCTGACATATTGGTCACCTCTCCAGTGTCCCAATCCCCGATATATTGATTAAAATGTTTCGCCAGTCCGAACATTGATGACATATTTGTAACCTTTCCAGTATTCCAAGCAGTATAGGTAATATTATTTACAGTAGCTGATTTTGTATTTATTTCTTTGTTGAAAGGAGTGTCGTAGAACATTTCTGACATATCGGTTACCTCTCCAGTATCCCACTCTCCGATGTTTCCGTTGAAGTCCTCAGCATCACGAAACATTGCTGACATATTTGTAACCTTTCCAGTATTCCAAGCAGTATAGGTAACATCATTTACAGTAGCTTCTTTTGTAGTGATGTTATGGCTGAATTTGGTTGCACCTTTGAACATGTAAGACATATCAGTGACATTTGTGGTGTTCCAATCCCCAATGTATTTGTTGAAACTGTTCGCGTTGTTGAACATGTAAGACATATTCGTCACACCTGCGGTGTCCCATGACCCAATATTTCCATTGAAGTAAGTGTTATGGAACATGTAAGACATATTCGTCACAGCTGCGGTATTCCAATTATTAATGTCTTTGTTGAAAAGGCCCGCACCAGAGAACATGTAAGACATATTCGTCACAGCTGCGGTATTCCAATCATTAATGTCTTTGTTGAACGCGCTCGCACCATTGAACATGTAAGACATATTCGTCACAGCTGAGGTGTCCCATGATGACCCGATGGGTTGGTTGAACGCGCTCGCACCATCGAACATATTAGACATATCCGTCACAGCTGAGGTGTCCCAAGTTGAGATATCGTCATTAAATGATGCGTTGTCCTTGAATAATTCGGACATATCATTGATTTGGGACGTATCCCAAGATCCAATAATAGCGCCCATGTAGGTGCTACTATTTGTACCTGCAACCCAATTAGATATCGCGACTTGTAACTCTGCCTTATCTGCAGGAATAAACCCAGTAAAGAATGATTCATCTGGATTGGTAGAACTCGTGGGGTACGTATCGAGGAACGCGGTCGAACCTACAAACATATCGGTAAAACTCGTCACATTATTGACGTTCCAACCCCTAATCTCTTGATTGAAAACGGTCGCATCCTTAAACATGTAAGACATATTAGTGACATTTATGGTGTTCCATGCCCCGATTTCTCGGTTGAACGCGCTCGCACCATCGAACATGTTAAACATATTCGTTACAGCTGAGGTGTCCCAATTTGAGATATCATCGTTAAATGTCGCTTGGTTATAAAATAACTCTGACAAATCATCTATGGTAGAGATATTCCAATTATTTATTTCACCATATACACTGTTACCAGGAAATGTTCCTTTACCGTCAGGTATCGAGGTAGACGCAGTTATACTTCCATTACACCAGCCATTTACTGCTTCTTGTAATGTTTGCTTATTAATAGGTTGAAATGGTGGTGCAGTGAAGTATGCAACGTCTGGCGTGGTTGCAAAACCAGGCGTTCCAATACCGTGTGGACTATTATTCAATGCAGTGGTGTTTCTAAACATCTGGTTTCTATCTTGGATTGAAGACATGTCCCAACCTCGAAGATCTCCATTAAACCTTGTATTTTTATAGAACATGTAATTCGTTTTTATTACCTTTTCCGTATTCCATTTGGAAATATTTCCATTAAAACCATTCCTGCCATATTCATATGTCGACTGTTGAAACATTCCAGTCATTTTTATAGTTTGAGTGGTTGAAAACCTCCAATCATTTAAATCTTGATTAAAGGTCCAGTTGTCTTTAAACATCCCGTCAAACTCAAGTACATTAGAAACATCCCAATCATTGAGGGGCTGATTAAATTGCATTTCACGGAACATGTCCTGCATCTGGGTCACATTACTTACATCCCAATTACTAATATCACTGTTAAAGCCAGTTCTTTGATAGAATAGCCTACGCATATCCGTTATCAGAGATGTGTCCCAGGTGTTGATATCTCCGTAGGTGTTTGTTGCAGTGGTACTGTTATTCATCCAAGCATTTATTGCATTTTCTAATGTAGCCTTATCAGCTGGTTTGAAGGTTGGGGTTGACATTGTTATATCATATATAGTTATATTAATATAGTGATTACTTAATATGTAATCACAATATTATAGTGTATTCATTCTTTGTTATGTGTTAAGCTATTCACATCCCAAAGGTTGAAAAGCTACTCACAACAGGAACAGGAGAGAACTTTGAGTTATTTCGGTATTGATCATATTGATTGTACGAAGGCGATATTCCATTAGTAATAGATCCATTAGCACCATTACTTGACGAAATACTACTAGATGATCCTGGTCCCCACATACTATCACCACTAGTAGAACCTGCGGTACTTGTCGAATAATCTGGCACTTTTTTGCATGTGAAATCAGTTGATTCTGGACATCTGGCACAAGAAGGACATGGTGGACATGTATCTTTGGTGTTTTTACCAGCGCAAATGGTGGGACAACGAGGACAAACAGGTGGAACGACCTGTGACTTCAGGATATAAAGGTCCTCTTGGCCTACAGGAATCATACGACCAGGAATACCATTGATAGTCTGAGTTTGTTGAGATGAAATTTCGTTATTGGTAAGAGAATTAATCAAACTGTTAGTCGTGGTCTGTGCCTCACCGATCGGCGTGATGTCATTCACTGTGTCTCCCACAAGAAATGATTTACTATTGTTTCGGTCGTATGTAAATACGTTAGTGCTGGTATATACCATATCGTAACCATTTATCTGACGTGTTTGCACAACATATTGACCATTTGTGGCCACATAAAGTTTTGCAATGTTTCCTTCCTGGTCAACGAACCGCGTGTTTGCGATGCTGTCAGGAACAACTACTGGGGAGGAAGGAGTTGTCGTTGTCGTTGTCTCTGGTATATTCGTCAAAGGGTTCACAATAGTATTTTCAGGTGAGGTTTCCATCACATAAGTTTTAGTTGCCCCGTTTGCAGATGTTACGGTAATATTATATGTTCTAGTGTCTACCCCATTGACATCAATTTCACCTTCAGACACTGTAACACGCGCAGTGGAATTATCTGGACCGTAGTAAACAGTGGGGATACTGTTTTTTGAGAAAAAGTTGTAGTTGTCTAACCCGCTGTCGGGAGTGGTTGTCTCTATAGTCGGTGTGGTAGATACAGTTGGTGTAGTAGATACAGTTGGTGTGGCAGCTGTAGTCAGTGTGGTAGAACTATTTTGTGGAATAAATAGATAATTATTGTCAGAAACGGCACACCCACCACTTTGCATCTTACCTGTAAGCTGCGGAGTTAGAATCATTGATTTGCATTTTTCTTCGCTATCGATATTGTCCTTACCAGGCCCAAGATACGGAAACCAATTATTTGCATCAAGATATGGTTCACCATGTTTATTCATAGGTATACTTCCACAATCGCCTGTAGATAAATAACACCCAGGTTTAGTTGGTTTTTCAGTTTGTCCTGCAAACCCTTCTTGACCACATTTACTTGTAGGAACTGACAAAACCATTTTATACAACAATGTAATACCAATTACAGCCACAAGAATCATGAGTATTTCTCTTTTGTTCTGCATGATGTCGAATATACTATATAGTACGTAAAAAATATTATTACATTACATAAATTGATTTATCTTAATCTAAGTATACCTAACAATATCTATAACAATCATGCCACATAATATATTATCTACACGATATGCAGACGACCCAGACATTGTTGAAATCGGAATCGACGAAGTCGGACGAGGACCATTATTTGGGCGAGTATATGTATCAGGGGTTATATTACCTAAACAAGGTGAAAGTGATTTCGACCATTCGATCATGAAAGATAGTAAACGGTTCTCTTCCCATGCACGTTTAGAGAACGCATACAAACACGTTATTACCTATTGTATTGATCATGAGACGTGTTATGAAGATGAAGATACTATAGACAGTATCAATATTCTTCAAGCGACGCAAAAGGCCATGCACGCCTGTGCGCAAGCCCTCATCGAAAGGAACAATCTTGACACCACTAAAACGGTTCTTCTGATTGACGGAAACTATTTCAAACCACATACACGTTTTGACAAAGAAACAGGAAAATGGGTGTGTTATGATCATGTATGCATTAAAGGTGGTGACAATCTCTATACATGTATAGCTGCAGCATCCATTGTGGCTAAGGTAGAGCGCGACAAATACATTTCGGATATGTGTCTAGATAATCCTGAACTTGATGAGAAATATTCTATTGGAACCAATAAAGGCTATGGTGCGAAAAAACACATAGATGGAATACGTCAACATGGAATTACAAAATGGCATCGAAAAACTTTTGGAATATGCCAAGGATTTTAGTTAAGCGGAACACATTTCGCATATATCTTCTTCCTCTTTCTCCTTTTTCTCATTTTTTACTGTTTCTGGACCAATCGTAAACTGTTGCGCCTGATGCTTTGCTTTGCGTCGTAAATAATATATACCTGTTTTCAGACCTTGTTTCCATGAATGAAAGTGCATAGATGTTAGTGCAGCATAAGTTGGTTCTTCCATCCATAGGTTCATACTTTGACTCTGACATATAAACGCCCCCCGATCCGCGGCCATGTCAATAACGTGACGCATGGGTATCTCCCATGCGATCTTATACTTATCACGCACATGTTGTGGAAGTTGAGTAAGTTGTTGTATACTACCCTTGTTTGCAATTATACTGTTTTTGATTTGTTCTGACCATATTCCAAGGTCTATCAACTCACGCATTAGATATTTATTAGTTATTACAAACTCACCTGCCAATGTACGACGACTATAAAGATTACTTGTAAATGGTTCGAAACACTCATTAAATCCCATTATTTGAGAAGTACTTGCTGTCGGCATAGGCGCTAATAATAACGAATTACGTGTTCCATATGTGACTATTGATTCACGCAGGGAACTCCAGTCATACCTTTCACTTGGTTCAACACCCCACATATCAAACTGGAACTCACCCATTGACAATGGTGAACCGACAAACGAACTATATGCTCCTGCAGTACTGACCAAATTAGGTTCGTCATCTTCGGAATCAATATTGTTTTTGTAATGAATAGCCATCTCATTTGAACGAGTGAGAGCACCATGGTACATCGTTTCAAATATCTGGATATTTATTTTCTTGGCCTCTTTACTGTAAAATGGAACATCCATCAAGACAAACGCATCGGCCAACCCTTGCACACCAATACCAATAGGACGGTGTTTATCATTGCTTGTCAATGTCTTGTCAGTAGGATAAAAGTTCAGATCGATAATATTATTCAAGTTCTCTGTAACCACTTGAGTGACCTTGTGTAAATTATCGTAATCGAACTCACGTGTATCCTTATTCACAAAACTTGGCAACGCAATTGAAGCCAAATTACAAACAGCAGTTTCATTCTTGTCTGAATACTCTATAATTTCTGTACATAAATTTGACGACTTAATAACCCCTAGATTTTTCTGATTTGACTTTTGATTACACGCGTCTTTATACAATAAATAGGGGGTTCCTGTTTCCATTTGAGAATCCAAAACACGATACCACAATTCTCGAGCATTCACCTTCTTAACCTGCATATTATTACGCTCATACTCTTCGTATTTTTCTTGGAATGATATACCCACTAAATCCGACAGACCTGGACATGTGTTGGGACAAAATAGACACCAATCTTCTCCTAATTTTACCTTTTCCATAAAGAGATCTGGAACCCATAACCCATAAAACAAATCGCGTGCACGCATTTCCTCGTCTCCATGGTTCTTTTTCATATCTAAAAATGTCTCAATATCGGCGTGCCACGGCTCCAGATATATTGCAAATGAACCATTACGTTTTCCACCTTGATTAATGAAACGCGCAGTATCGTTAAATACCTTGAGCATAGGCATGATCCCACCAGAACGACCATTTGTACCCTTAATCAATGATCCATTACTACGAATATTATGGATATGCATACCAATGCCCCCTGACCATTTTGAGATTCTTGCACAATCATGTAATGTATTAAAAATACCGTCCAGACTATCGTTTTCCATTGCCAATAAGTAACATGAACTCATTTGCTGATGTCTTGTTCCTGCATTAAATAACGTTGGGGTCGCATGAGTAAAGTACTTTTTTGACATAAGATTATAGGTCTCTCTCACCTTCTCTAAGTTATCTCCGTGAATTGCAACTGCTACGCGCATCCATAAATGTTGAGGACGCTCTACAATCTTATCTTCAATACGTAAAAGATATGATCTTTCCAGTGTCTTGAAACCAAAATAATCGATCAAATAATCACGGTCGTGGTCGATCATTGCATCAAACTCATCACGATGCTGTGCAACTGTTCCAAAATATTCACTATTCAAAAGACTTTTACCTGTGTCATTATCCATCAACTCATTATAAATATTATATGTTGTAGCATAAAAAGATGACTCCGTATTTTTCTGATGATTACTAACGACGATACGTCCAGCAAGTGTTCCATAATCAATGTGAGAACTTGTCATCGATGCACAATGTTCGGCAGCAAGTTCATCAATCTTAGTGGTATGGATATTGTTGTACAATTGTTCAATTACTTTCATTGCAAGTGAGGTGTAATTAATACCTATTGCTCCAGAACTAGACGATTTTTGAACAATATTCGCCTCTTTACCTAACTTCCTAATGCGGCGCAAAATCTTGTCAAAGGAGATAACCTCTGACACACCACTACGCTTAATAACCATCATATCGTCATCCATATCAAATGAACTTGACCCCGACATATATCTACTATAATATTTATGATAGATATATTTCTATATACTGTGGTATTAGATGGATTAAAATGGTAGGGGTGGAATGTGTTTAGGTCCTCGCCAAATAGGAGCCACATAATCTGGTCTAGCCAGGTAATCTCGAGCTTCTTGTTCAACATCGTCTGTCCAGTTGAAGCATACGCCTTCGTCTGTAGATAAAGGTTCAAAAGTAGGGAGTTCTTCTGTATTTTTATGATGATTAAATGAACTAGATTCAGACATATATACTATAATATGTATGATACTACATATGTTTCTAATTAAAGATTGAAATGATACTTACCTGCATTATGTGCTAAATGAATACCATACTCAATATGATGACGTGTCGATTTAATAACCAATGATTCTGTAAAAATAATAGAAACCGATAAGATAATACCAAATAACACTACAATCATATACCGTAACATTGCTTCGTTAGCTCCAATACTCCAACACTCCTTCAGATAATTGGCAACTCTGTTTTGTAAGATAACGATGACATTCCCAGGTATAAGATAAGTCATAAGGAGAAAAATAAATGCAGCAGACCACCCACGCTTCCAACTTTTGTGTTTATGCGTCTGCCACGCAACCATAAATGTTCCGCCCAATAAGGCAAAATAATTCATTAAGGTGGTACTGAAAAATCCAAATAGAGTAAGATTACTAGGATTATACAAGTATCGCCATATATTGCTAAACGGACCACCTTCATATCCAAGAACTGTTGCTAACATATCCACATTTGGAACATATGCAAGGAAGATTTCTTCTGAAACATTGTTATGTAACATCAAATAGGGAACGGCTATCACAAATATTGTAATATATAATATAAGTCCAAATGTGTATTTGACTGTTTCTTTTTTATTAAGTGGCTTGTCATATAATCCCAGTATAGTTCTCTTATTTTCTATGTCATCAGCAGATTTCTTCTCAGGTTCAGACTTCGACTTTTTTTTTTCTACATTTTTTACTTTTATATTTGTGTTTGTATATTGAGATGATAGCATAAAAATCTATATTATGTACTATAAATATTTTAATTATGTCGCATCATCAAATGATTGTGTACGAATATGCACAATATTTTTAGGTGGACTAGTAGATGGTTCATTATGCAATAAATATTTGTCCATAGTATTTTGTGGTTGTTCGGCAGTATTCGTTTCGGTTGTATCCCCACCAATAAGAGTTCCATTTATTGTAATGAGGCACTGACTTAATCCATCATCTTTTGCTTTGCGCTTCGCAGGCGCACGGTGCGCATAACCCGTTTCTCGCTCCTGTAGAATTGTATCCCAGAAACTAGACATCTTACCTATCACTTGGGAGAACCATAAACGGTTGCGTTCCACTAACACACAACTGACTTCTTCTAACCACCAATATAATGGCCACATCAGTCTATGACCTTGTGCATCATGCTTCCGTCTCATTTCAGGTTCCCATTTACTCTCATACTCTTCTTGACCCATTTCTAATGGCTTATACTCATACACTGGAACGCCCGCTGTATCGATAAAGTACATCACAACCCCCTTCCACTTATTATTACGCGTCCTTGTAAATACATTATCGTCGCCACAGTCAGACATAAATGCATCATTATCACAATACTCTTTAAAACGAGTTTCCAGAAAGTCGCATTCTTCTAGGTCACATACTTCCAATTGTAATTGCATTTGCACCCAGTAGGCCTTCAGTGGAACTCCTGTAATATCACGGTTCACGATATTTTTGATTTCCAGCATCTGACCGTATTTGGCACTGGTTGGATCGTGTATAATCCCATCGGGTGATGCTCCCAGGAAACTATACTTGCTGTGTTGGATACAACCATATTCACCGACATTCGTTCCATGCATCATCTCGTAATACATGGTGGAAACTGGCTCATACTTCTGACCCCAATGCATAGGCGACGATACATTCACGGTAGGAACTGGTTCTTCGTTTACCGAAACAGAATTATTCTGCGAGGTATTTACTGCCACAGGCAGAGGCAAACATTTCTCGTAAATTAATTGGTTCTGAGAACCAGTTGTGTCGAATATCTTATATGCGTTACTTGCAGTAATCAATGAATGACGATAAGCATACCATTCATTAGTACGCTGCGCTGGCTGATGTGTGGCATTAAGACGAGCCAGAACCTGTCGAATTCGATACGTTCGGTGTGGATTGTTAGAGGCTGTATTCGTCTCAGACGTTTCGGTAGACCGCTTGGGCATAATCTGCATATAAAACAGGTCAATTGCATGGTTTACTACATCACCTAAGTCGTCAAATGTTTCATCATCGCTGTCATTCTCTGTATCTACATCTACTTTACTCGCACGTATCAACTCTTCGACTGACTCCATCATATCCTCATGAAATGTTGGGTTCTGGATATGGGTTGGGTTCTCAAGAACGTAATCATACATTAATTGCATTATTGTCCCTATCATGTCAAGTTGTTCTTCAGCGTTATACGTTTCATTCTTAGTCGGAGATATTACAAGTAAATCTATTATATTCGTCAAACTATCTAAGTCGTCCAAGTAAGTAGGTATGTCCATTATAATTCAAGTATGACAATACTATTTATTAATTGTTATATACAGGAGATACGTCTAGGTATTAATCAATTTATATTACACTTCATGAAGAATTCAAATAACTCCTTATATAAATGAATAAATTCTTTTGGTATTTTGTATTCGTTGTCATTATTTTTTTATATACACGTCCAAGATATATATCATATCTTCCCACCATACCTGTTTATAATAACGATGAAGCACAAATAGTTTTATGTAAATGGCGTAACAGGACTAGAGATGACATTAACTTTTTCAAATTAACAGATCCTAGTATTATTTATCCATTTTTAGATATTGTGAATGAAACTGAAGATGAATTAGTGAGTATCATCACTGCTAGTAATGTTTTATTTGTAATCTTATTTTTTAAATATGCAATTAATCGTCCAAGACCCTATCAAATTATAACAAAAATAAAACCTATTCATTCTGAAACAGGTTCTACACCTGCATTACCAGCTGGTCACGCATTTCAAGCATACTATTTAGCTCATGTTTTATCAAAAAGATACCCTGATAAAAAACAATTATTTGATTCTATAGCCAAACGTTGCGACGATGTTCGTGTCATTGGCGGCATACACTATCCAAGTGATGGACAATTTTCAAAAACGATTGTTGACTTTATGATTTCGGTGGGATTATTTTAGTAAGATTTTGGGGGTTTTGTATGTTGCCATACTTCAGAGAAAATGGCAACACAAAAAATGCCGAAAATGCCGAAAGTTTGTGGGATAAAGTTCCCACCCAAAAAAAAGGTCATTTCACAAAGTACGTGAGAGGTACCCAGATTCTGACATTTATTTTTGTCAAATTCTCAAAATCGTCTAGGGGTTTTGGAATTTGACCTTTTTTTAGTTATGCTAACAAAACCTTGGGGTACTTTTCATGTTTTGCTGCATAAGAACAAAATTATCGATTTTTGTTAGTTTCGCTCGTTTTTTATGTTGTATTACTTTAGGAATGAATACAACGCAAAAAAACGAGAAAAACGAGAACGTATGGTATTGTGTAGATTGTGACTTTAAATGCAGTTATAAAAGTGATTATGACCGACATTTACGAACTGTAAAACATAAATACAACAAAAATACAACAAATACAACAAAAATACAACAACCCAAGGTTTATCATTGTGAATGTGGGAGAGCATATAAGCATCGCGCTTCATTGTTTAATCATAAAAAAACATGTAATAAAAACGAGGAAAACGAGGAAAACGAGGAAAACGAGGAAAATGAGGAAAACCCCGAAAATGTCAATACTCCACCTCCTCCAGAAAACAAAGTAGTCCAAGAGGGTATGAATGAATCCATAGTCATCAAGTGTTTTCAAACGATGATGGAGGCGCAAGCGCAGGCGCAAGCGGAGCAGACCCGCTTGTTAATCGAAGCGATAAGTTTGAATGGAATGCAGTGTATTACGAATAATACGACAAACAATAATACTAATAATAATCAGTTTAATTTGAATGTGTTTTTAAATGAAGACTGCAAAGATGCGTATACATTAAAAGAAGTGGCTGAATCAATCGAGTGTACAGTATCTGATTTAGACCGTATGGATAAGGACGGGTACGCTGCAACGATTACCCGTAAGATTCTTGAATCAATAGAAAATATGTCAATTACAGAGAGACCTATTCACTGTACCGACGCGCGGCGCAACGCGGTATGTGTGAAAAGTGAAACAGGTTGGGAGAGGAATGAGGAGGCTCTGAAAACTCTTAACAGAACTATATTTTTGATAGGTAACAAGATACATGGCATGATGGATGCTT